GCCATGCACCCTGCACAGCCCTCAGAACCGAACCAAAGGTGTTATTGAAGAAAGTTTGGATAGGTTGCAGAACGTTAGTGTCAAACCATGTCGCCGCGCCAGTCCATGCATTTGTTATGCCTGTCCAAGCATCACTTCCGCCCCCGAGACCGAACCAAAAGTATCACTAAAGAACTTCAAGACAGGTTGGAGGATGTTGGTATCAAACCATGTCGGCGCGTTGTTCCACGCATCCTTTGCCCGTATCCACGCGCCTTGTACTGCACCTGAGACTGTGCCGAATGTGTCACTAAAGAACTTCGAGACAGGTTGCAGAATGTTGACATCAAACCATGTCGCCGCACCAGTCCATGTATCCTTTATCCACGCCCACGCACCCTGACCAGCCCTTAACACCGAACCGAAAGTATCGTTAAAGAGGGTCAAAATAGGCTGTAGTACATTGGTATCGAACCATGTACCTGCGCCGTTCCACGCGGTTTTGATCCAGTACCATGCACCCTGACCGGCCCTCAGAACCGAACCAAAGGTGTCATTGAAGAAAGTTTGGATAGGTTGCAGAACGTTAGTGTCAAACCATGTTCCTGCACTATTCCATGCATTCTTAATCCAGTGCCACGCACTCTGTCCAGCCCTCAAAACGGAGCCAAAGGTGTCATTGAAGAAAGTTTGGATAGGTTGCAAAACGTTAGTGTCAAACCATGTTCCTGCGCCAGTCCATGCATTCTTAATCCACATCCATGCGCTTTGCGCTGCCCTTAGAGCGGAACCGAAAACATCACTAAAGAATTTCTGAATTGGTTGAAGAACATTAGTATCAAACCATGTCGCCGCACCAGTCCATGCATCTTTAATCCATACCCACGCGCCCTGACCAGCCCTTAACGCTGAACCGAAGGCGTCATTAAAGAACTTCAATATTGGCTGAAGGACGTTGGTGTCGAACCATGTACCTGCGCCGTTCCACGCGTTTTTAATCCAGTGCCACGCACCCTGACCAGCCCTCAGGACAGAGCCAAAAGCGTCGTTAAAGAAGTTCACAATAGGAAGCGTAATATTAGAATAAAACCATGATGTTGCGTCATTCCACGCGGTCTTAATCCAGTACCACGCACCTTGACCTGCCCTTAACACCGAACCGAAAGCATCATTAAAGAAGTTCACAATGGGTACCGTGATATTGTTATAAAACCACGAAGCCGCACTATTCCACGCATCAACGATTCCATCCCACGCCGCGACAGCACATTCCTTGACTTTATCCCAATTCAATGCCATCCAAATCAAGCCAGCAACAACCATCGCGATGATTCCCGCAGGGGATGTAAAAAGCGCTATTACACCTTGTAATAGAGTAAATGCAGTCTGTACGCCCGTTACGATTGTGGAGGCAATCTTCAAAAGCAATAATGAAGCGAAGATTGATATTATACCGTCTACAATCATCGAGAATGATTCCGGGTTTTCCTTTATCCACTCCGTCACAGAATCAAGAACCCTACGAAGCCAATTCAATGCCTCAACGATCTTGTCTCCAGCCCAGTTTCCTATGGGAACAAGAACGCGGTTATAGAACTCTTCCCAGACTGGTTTCGCCGCCTCAAATGCTGTATTGACGAGATTCACCGCAGAAGTGAGCACATCAAGAAACGCTGGCAGGCCAGAAGTCAACGCCCACGAGCCAATCGGCTTGATGAATTTCTCGTAGAATCCCTTGATACCATCAAAAGCGATTTTTCCAAATTCCTTGAGTGAACCACACAAACGGCTCAACGCTTCACGCGTTGGCAACGCGAGTTCCCACACCTTTTTGAGCCAGTCTGCGGCTTTGCTCATCGCAGCATTAACAGCCGCCATTGCTGCCGCCAATTTCTCATTATCGACGACTTCAGGCTTCTCGCCGATACCGCCTCCACTGCCGCCGCTTTTTGCAGCATCCTCGGTGAGTTTATTAACCTCGTCAAACGCCTTCAGCCCTACCTTGGCGTCTTTCGCAGCCTTCTTTGCCGCGCTTCCAGCGCCTTTCATGGCCTTTGCGGTTTCGTTCAGAGAATCAGCCAGTTCGCCGTTTGCCTCTGCGCCATCCTCCGCCACACCCGCCGCGCCAACAGATACTCCAGTGAATCCTGTCAATGCCCACAGGAATGTATTGACAGCGTTTGCTGCCACTAATGCGGCCCTTGCCAGTGTATTGAGAATGGGCAAAACAATAGCCTGTATCGGCTGGAACGCCTGACCCAAGGTAATTTTTACCTTGTTTAGAGTGTTGTTAAGAAGGCGGATTTGGTTAACAGGGCTATTGATGGTTCTTGCCAGGTCACCTTGTGCATCGCCAGTCTGCGCCATGATGGCCGCATATCTCGCCATCAGTTTATCGGTTTGGGAGAGTTCCTTGCCTGTTTCGCTGATTCCTTCAGCAAGCGCGTACTGCTTCGTGGTGTTCTCGTCCACCATGATGCCCAAGCGCTTGAGCGGCTCGGTTTCGCCAGTGATGCCAGCACGAAGTTTATTGAACGCTTCCTCTGCGTCCATGTTGTAGAACGAGGCCATGTCCTCGGCCAGTTGTGTCAGTCCTGTCGCCATGTCGTATGAGGCTTGTTTACCAAGCCCCATTGACCTGAACATGGTGTTGAATACCGCCATGTTCTTGCGGAGCGCGTATGCGTTCAGCCCGAGCGAGTCTGACAACCCCTCCGACCATTCACGCGCATCAGCAGCCATGCCCTTCATGGACACTTCAAACAGGCTTTCGCTCTCGACCACTTCGTTCGCCATTTGGAGTGATGCTTTGCCGACTTTATATATTCCATGAATGGCGGCTGCGCTTATGAAGAGTTTGGCAACTGACGCAAGCCTTGTCATGGCCCCGCTTGCCACTTCTGCAGCCGAGGACACGCCCCCCAACTGCCGCTGAAGGTGGCTGAGTTGCGTTTGCAAACCGCCCATGCTGGCGGTGAATTTTATGTTGAGTTCCTCAAGCGTCACGGCGGTTCACCTCCTCAATTTGATTGTGTACTTCGGCATAAGCCGTCAGGATTGTTTTCATGATTTCTTCGTCCAATGGCTCACTCTCCAAGCGCGGCTTATTTTCGGTCTTGACCATGCTCGGCTTGTTTGGGTACTTGCGCGGTTGGTGGTACGCTTGTGCGTTATATGATCCTATCATCCATGCGAGGGTGTCCAACCGTTCAAGCAGTTTCCTTTGTTGTGAGGCAAAAGCGGTCATGCGCCCATTCACTTCCTTGGGTGTCATGTGCCAGAACCCCCACGCGCCCTCGTACCCAGCCGCAAATGCGTCATCAATGACCTTGCCGTATATTTCTCTAAGCGGCTTTACTTCTCCTTCTGTGGGGCTTTCTTTACCGCCTTCTCCTCTAAAAAACCAGCGTGTTGCACCGCCTCTCCAAGGATTTTCGCGAGTTCCTCAAGAGAATGTTCTTTAACGTAGTCTTGCAGGATGTTCCCAGCCTTGCTGATGGTAAGACCGGGCATTTTCTCAATCAAACCACACCACAATAGGGCGCGAACAGCCGAATATCCGCCAACTGACAGGATTTCGGCCACGCCTTTGCCCATCAGTTCTTCAAGGTCGCAAACGCTGTTGACGGTATACTCAAGTTCAAAAGTTACATCACCAATGCTAAGTTTCATTGAACCCTCCTATACTGTAAAGAATGCCCCGCCCGAAGGCGGGGACTTGTCAAGCCACAACAACCCTGAAGATGCCCGAGTTGACAGGGCGATACCCCGCAACGGTAATCGTGCAGAAGTAGTAGTACGTTCCCTCCGTCAATTCGGGGGTGGTGTAGGTCGCGGAGGTCGCGCCGCTGATGACAGTCGGCGTGTTGTAGTCGTTCGTGTCGTTACTATGCCACTGGTAGGACGGTGTCCCGGTAATCACGTTCGCGGTTGCATCCAGCGTTGCAGAACCGGGCGCAATGCTAATCTCCTCTGCCGCCAGCGCCTGGATGACCTGAACCAGTCCGCTGATGCGAAGCGAGCACCCGAACCCGACAATGCCATCAACATCAGCCGCCCCGGTGGTATAACTCTTAACATACGCTTTGAAAGCGACCGTAGTCCCATCCGGGAAGGTAACCCAGAAGTAGCCCAAAGCACCTGTGTTGTACAGGCTGCGCATGGTCGCCTGCCCGGTCTGGGCTTTGTCATGGTAGCCAGTTAAAGTCAGTTCCCCGGAATCCTTGAACCCTTGCAGGAACTCCCGATACCCGCCCGCGCTGTCCAGCGTGGTTGCATCCAGTTCCTCGCTGTCAGGCGTGATTTCGCCCACGCTCGTCAACGCCCCGACAACTGTAACCGCAGCCGCGCTATCAAACGTGGGCAGATAGGACAGGGAAGTCCCCAAAGCCCTCATCTTGCCCATTTATTCACCTCAGGTCACGGTCACGCCGCCGCTGAAGCGCAGGGAGGCCGCAAAGCCGACAATACCGTCCACGTCCGCAGCGCCCATCGTGTAAGATTTCACGTAGGCATTAAAACCGACGGTGGTGCCGTCGGGATAGGTAATCAGTACCGTGCCCACATCGCCGGAAGCATAGCCAGCCCTGAGCGCAACCTGCCCGTGGTCACCAGCCACAAGATAGCCAGTCAGCGAGCACTCGCCGCTGTCTTTGAAGCCCTGCAGGTATTCACGGTAGCCGCCTGTGCTGTCCAGCGTGGTCGCATCCAGTTCCTCGGAATCCGGGGTAACCTCGCCCACGGAGGTCAAGCCGCCGATGGTCTTCGCGTTGAAAGTGATAGTAGTACCAAGCGCCCTGGTTTTTGCCATGATTTTTTACTCCTCTATTGATAGATTTTTTGTTCATCGAGCCGAATCAACGCCCGGTATCTCACGTTCTTGTGATGTACCCGCGTGTCGCTTTCGTATAGGTCATAAGAGAATGTCCGTTTAAGCCGCAACGCCGCAAGTGCCGTGTCCACCGCTGATGCCATGGTTGCCGTTGCTTCGGGTGTCATTGCCCAGATGTCGATGGTGTACTCCACCTCGGTCACAAACTCGTTGCCGTCCGCTTGCCCGTACTCGCGGTTATTTGATTCGTACCAAGTCACGCAAGGCACATTCATTTCGCCTTGAGGGTACATATA